CCGCTTCTACCTTCTGTCCTTTATTCGAACTGCCTACGATATTAAGTACGGTCCTAACATATAATGGAAAATCTGTCGTCGCTTTCTGTTCCGTTATCTTCCCGCCTGTTTCTTCTACTTTTATGTTACCGGCTGTTAACTTAGACCATTCGTTACTTATTAAACTTGATGATGTTACTTTGTCACTTTCAACAGCGTTGGATAAACTCATCTCCGATAATTTTAGCTTATTTTTTGAAAAATCTTTTATCTGCCAATTGAATATTGACTCGAATAAGGAGACATCGGCTTCATTTAATATGTTTTGGAGGTTTTCGTTCAAATTTGCTTGATCGGTTGTTTCTTTGTTTTCCTTTACTTCTAGATCGCCCCCCGTGTATTCTATCTTAGTGCCACTGCCTAGTATAACTAATGAGGTTGCATCTTCGTTCGGATAAAAGAAATATTCACCTTCTTCTAGTATATAGTACCCATTATTAAACTTCAATAAAGTTCCGTTGTTATTAACTTTAGTTGGGTTTAAGATAAAATAATATTTTTGACCGAAATCAGAAAGTGTAGTTTCGTTCTTCTTGCATATCTCAATACTCTCCGATGTTCCTAAGGCATAAAGTGGTGTTGAGTCATTTGTTGCTTTATCAACGAGTTTTTTGTCATTGAAATCAGCATATTTTATTGGCGTTTTCGTTGTCGTTGAATTAAGATCAAAACCTTGTGGCCTTATAACAGTGTCTTTTCCATATTTCAAAAATTTCTTTGTGTCCGTAGAATCAGTGTAGTATATGTAAAGGGTATCGTTAGACCCTAGTTTATAATACGAACCATCGGATACTTGTATACTCTGCGTTGGATTAGAATTATTTACAATGTTATAGAATACATAAGCCGGGTAGGTTACGGTAGGAAGGTACGAATCGGATAGTATCTGCAACGATTCGTTTTCTTTCAATGGCTGCATGGTATTTGGCTTTATCGAATATGCTGCAGATATCGATTTTACTTTTTCATACTCTTCTATATCCTTATAGTTATAGTTATAAGAAAATTCACCCTTGTCTACAACATAAGGGATTCTACCAGCTAAAATATTATCTTTTATGTATTTATCCTTATCGCTTGCTTCGCTTATTTTTTTCCCACCGCCATTGCTTGTGTTGGCGCTGAATACGTACGGGGTTATTGTTGGCCTATCAACAAATACGTACTTTATCCTTGCATCTGCATTTTGACAAACGTTGACTATTTCGTCATAAGGAATTTCTTCTCCGTAGTCAATATTACGTGCGTTAAAGGCGTTATACAAAGCAACTTTTATATTATAAATAATAGCAGTCTGCTCTATTTCGTTCACTTTATACTTAGTAACAACATTAACGGATAGTTTGTATTTATTTAATATTTGGAAAAATCCGTCTTCCTTATCGTCCTGTGGTATTTTGATCTCTTGGTTTATTATCTTGTAATTTTCCAGTTCATTCGATATGGAACGTTTTTCGGACTGACTTATTGGCAGATATGTTTTATTATATTGGTCTGTAGATAAGATACTGCCTGAAATTGGCTTTGTTGCATACAAAAATATACTGTTTTCTGGGGTTGCTGGTGTTTTATAGTCCCCTGCATTTACCTTTATATATTCAGACAGTCCGGCATTATCACGTGAAAGCACCGTTTTTACCTTAGTTACATTAGACAAGGAATCTTCTATGTGATCGGCTGAAACGAAATGCGAACCATCTTCTTTTGTTGCTGTATATATAGCGTTCGAGTAATCCCTTTTTGATACCAAGGTATTAAAGGTCCCTATTGTCTTCTTAAAATTATTATATGCTTCGGTCAATGTTTCTGGGTTAGAACCACCTGATGACAACGAATTGGTTATAGCATATTTCTCACTGGAAACATTGCCAACAGGAAGTTCCGTGCCATTTACAACAAACTTGTAGTTGTTTAATTCTGTTAATGAATTATTAGCAACATGGCCTGATGCACCATTGGTTGTGACGTACCATATTTCAATCCCATCCCCTATTAAGGAAGCTATATCCTGAGGAAACTCAAGATAAGGTAGATTTTTAGCTGAATCAAAGCCAAACTTATATGCCTTTGTGCCGAGGTCTTGGTCATTTAAATTATCGACCCTACGCCAATCATCAATGGACGTTTCTGTATAAAATTGTTTATTTATAAAAACCCCGTTTTCAGCTACGAATCTATCAGGAAAATAAATCCTGTTATTTTCGTCTAGATTCATCAAAGTTACTTTAAGTGCCTCTTTGTCCGTGGAACTGACAGATGTTGTTAGACACTTAAGTTCACCTTGTATAGCAAGTTTATCGGTGCAAAGTGGCTCAGATTTGCTAAAAGTAACATCTTCAAGTAAAGTATAAACTACATTTTCGCTTGTTTTAAATGAGGTATCAAAGGCCTTCAACATTACTATATTATCACCATTACTTAGTGCTTGTGATATAGCGTCTGATTGGTCATCTTTATCATAGAAGTACTTAAAAGATATCTTTGTTGTATCGGAGTTATAATAACGCATATTATACCCAAGCATATCATACAAAGCTCTGGCCGATGATTCCTGTGTTGCACTAGGTATAAACCTCTCAAGTATATTCTTATCTATATTATAGTTCGTTTTATCCCCAATAAAAGCAGCTAACTTCAAAAGAACTAAGCCGGGGTCAGATTCATCGGTTGTTTCAGGGTTCCACTTATTAGTGAGTTTCTGAGCTAAGGACAAAAGTTCAGGATAGATTGTTGCAAAATCCTTATTTATATAACTCTTGTTCTCTATATCTAAATCTTTCTGTGTTATCATCAATCCTGCTCCTGGAATAAAACCAAGTTATAAGTGTTAGGTGTAAAATCTAACTTATTTATTCCCTTTATCGTGACATAAAGCGTATGTTTTTCCGAAGTTAACCTTATATCCCGTCTACTCACTGTTAGTTGTGGCATAAAATACACAATTTGTTCGTATATTTCATCTAAGAGGATATCCCTTAAAACAAAATTATTCTGATCGAACATATATTTCTTAAGTCTAACACCGAAAAAAGGGTCATACTTGAATTCACCTTTTTCACTCAGTAACGTAAGCTTAAGGTTCTGTTTAGACGCATTTAAATCATCAACAGTTTGTGTTGAATTGTTTTTAAACATATTTGGAAAACTAATCGATCTTACTG